TGCTGTCGCGCACCCGCAACGAGATCGTCGCCGCGTTCCTCGACTCCACCGACGCGGCGTGGCTGTGGATGGTCGATACCGATCACCGGGTCGGGGTGGACGTGTTCGATCTGCTGTGCGCCTCGGCGCACGACAGGTCCCATCCAGTGGTGGCGGGGCTGTACTTCGGCGCCTACCCGTCGGACGGCCCCTACCCGCGGCCCATCCCGATCGCCTACTACTACGTCAGCGGGTCGTTCACCCCGATCGACCGCATCGAACCGCGCGGGCTGCACCGGGTGGACGGCGTCGGTACTGGCTGCCTGCTGGTGCACCGCAGCGTGTTGCAGGGTATGCGCGACGACGCCGACGACGGGCTGAAGGACTGGTGCTGGTTCCAAGACGGCCCACTCGGCGACGGCCGCTGGCGCAGCGAGGATCTCACGTTCTGCGCCCGGCTGGGAGAGCGGGGCGTGCCGATCCACGTCCATACCGGGGCGGTGCTGCCGCACCGCAAACGGCATTGGGAAACCGACCGCACCTACACGATCTGGAGGGCCGCCGATGAGCGCATCCGCCCCGCGTGACGACGATCTCGTCCGCGCGTACCTGGCCGAGCGGGAGTCGTTCGCCCGCCGCGGGCTGACCGCGCGTGTGGCCGACGTGGATGCCGAACTCAAGCGGCTCGGCTACACCCGCGCCACCGCGAAGCCGGCGAAGGAGCGCGCCGTGCAGCCGAAGCGGGAAACCCGTGGCTGAGATGCGCCCGGCCGCGCCGCAGTCCGCGCTCATCGGCCAGGCAGACCCGGACGGTCCCACGGTCGAACTGACCTACAACGCGACGACGACCGTGTACGACTACCCGGCCGTCGCCTACGACGCGGCCGCGTACACCCCCGGCGCCGCGACCATGAAACCCGCGTGAGGAGCCGAGATGGCGTCATACGACCTCGGTGATGTGGTCGCCCTGGCCGTGGAGGTGCGCGACAGCGCCGGGGCGCTGGCCGACGCGACAGCCGTGGCGCTGACCGTCACCCTGCCGGACGCGACCACCGCCACCCCGGTTGTGGCGCACCCGTCCACCGGCCGGTACACGGCCAGTTACACCCCCGCCGCTGCGGGCCGGTACACCGTGCGATGGGTCGCCACCGGCACCAACGCCAGCGCCTACACCGACGCATTCACCGTGCTCGACCCGGCCGAACTGGGCCTGGTCGGCCTGGCCGACGTCAAGGCGCACCTGAACATGACCGGCACCACCAGCGACGAGGAGTTGCGCGCCACCCTGCTGGCCGCTACCGCGGCCGCCGAGGATTACCTGGGCCGCCCGCTGCGGCGCATCGGCTACACGCAGACGTTCTACGGCCCGTGCGGCAACGGCCGCGGGCTGGTGCTGGACCGCACCGACATCGCGGCGGTCACCGAGGTGACCGCCGACAGCACGGTGCTCGCCTCGTCGGCCTACGACGCCGACCTGAACGCCGGGGTGCTGTGGGCCGGGTCGTGGGACTACCCGGTGACCGTGGAGTACACCACGGCCCCGGTGGAGTCCCCGGCGCTGCGCCAGGCCGTACTGGAACTGACCCGACACCTGTGGGAGACCCAGCGCGGCTCCATGCCGATGATGCCCCGCGGCGTGGACGGCATGGATGCGTTCAACCCGGCGATGGGGTACAGCCTGCCCCGCCGCGTGACCGAGCTGCTCGCCCCGTACCGGATGCCCGCATGAGCGCCAGCATGTGGCCACAGGTGACCACCGCGCTGCGAACCGTGTTCGACGCGGCCACCAGCGTGGACGTGTTCGACGGCATCCCCGCCACCTACGCCGAACTGGCGTCCGGCGTGGCGGTGGGTGTGGACGCCACCGTCGACGACGGCACGTCGGGCACCATCAGCCAGCAGTGGCGCGACGCCGGGCCGGCGCCGACGGCCCACCGCGAGGAGACCGGCGAGGTCGTCTGCACGGTGTGGGCGCAGTCCGGCGACGACGATCTGGCCGCGGTGCGCGACGCCGCGTTCGACATCCTCGACGACTGCCTCGACTCGCTGCACACCGTGACCGCTCTCGGCCTGCCCGAGGTGCTCAGTGTGCGCGGACTGGCCGACGCCCGGACAACCCAGCGGCGCACGGCCCGCGGCGTGGTGTGCGAGTGCACGTTCCGCGTCTCTTACTACGCCGTTTTCAACTAAACACCAAGGAGGCGGGATGGCCCGCGAACTGCGCAACATCACCGGCCAGACGTTGTGGGTCGACGACCGCAACGGGCTGACCAAGGTCGACCCGGACGGCATCTACACGGTTGCCGACGGCGACGACCGCTACTACCAGACCGGGGAGACCGGCGAGGTCGCCCTGTGGGCGGACATCACCAAGGCCGGTAAGGCCGCGACCAAGAAGGAGAACGGCTGATGGCTATCGGCAGCGGCCTGGGCAGCCAGGTCGGATTCAGCACCGAGGCGACATCGTGGGGCACCCGCACCGCGCCCGCCAAGTTCGTGCGGGCCACCGCCTACGCGGCGAACCGTCCCAGCAACCGGGTGCAGGGCGAAGGCATCCAGGCCGGGGTAATCGGCCAGATCGGCGCGCACTACGTGGAGGTCACAGAGGCCGGTGAGGGAAGCATCTCGCTGGACATGCAGACTTCCGGTCTCGGGCCGCTGTTGCAGGCGCTGACCGGCGGCACGTCCACGATCACCCAGCAGGGCACGTCGGCGGCGTGGCTGCAAACCCACACCCTGGCCGACCCGCTGAAGTCGCTCACCGTGCAGATCGGCACCCCGTACCGCAGCGGCACCGTGTTCTGCCAGGAGCTGACCGGGGCGAAGGTGACCTCCGCGGAGTTCTCCTGCTCGGCCGATTCGATCCTGACTGGAACGTTCAACTTCGACGCGAAGAAGTGGGACAACTCCCAGACCCTGGCGACCGCGTCGTACACCACCGCGCGGCCGTTCCACGGCAAGCAGATGTCGGTGAAGGCGGGCACGTACTCCTCGGAGTCGGCACTGTCCGGCGTCAAGTCGGTGTCGGTCTCGTGGAATAACGCGCTGGACACCGAGGACTACACCGCCGGTGCGACCGGGCTGAAGGCCGAGCAGATCCGCAACGGGGCGGTGACCATCACCGGGTCGCTGACCGTGGACTGGCTGACCACCACGAAGACGGCGCTGGATGACCTGCGGGTCGCCAACACGTCCACCAGCCTCGTCCTCAAGTGGACCGGCGCGGTCATCGAGGGCACCAACTACGAGGATCTTGAGATCAGCCTCCCCGGCGTGTACTTCACCGGCGACGAACCGTCGGTCTCCGGGCCCGACGTGATCACCGTGGACTACGGGTTCGAGTGGAAGTACGACGGCACGAACCTGCCGAAGATCAAGTACGTATCGACCGACGCCACCGCGATCGGCTGAACGGTGCGGGGCGCCGCCACTGCCTGCGGCGCCCCGCACCCGTGAGGAGCGCACATGATCACCGTCACGATCCGCGACGAGGACATCAAGAACCTGATCCGGGTGATGCGCGCCGCGGACAAGGACATGGCCCGGCACATGCGCAAGGAGATCCGTACCGCCGCGAAGCCGGTCGTGGACGACATGAAGTCAACCATTGCGGGCATGAGCCTGCCGGCCAGCGGTGGAGCGGAACCGTACACCGGCCCGACCGGCGGCGGCGGCATCACGTCGCGTATCGCCGCGGCCACACGGGTCAGCATCGCGCAGAACGGGGTGCGCATCCGGGTGGCGACCGGGGCGCTGGGCAACGCGTCGCGGCTGCCCGGCTACATCGACGCCGGGGCCACCTGGCGGCACCCGGTGATGGGCAACCGCAAGGCGTGGGTCAGCCAGTCTGCGGCCGAACCGGGCTGGTTCAGCCGCACCGGCCTGGAGCACCACCCGCAGATCAAACGTCAGGTGACGGAGATCCTGACCCGGTATGCCAGCCTGCTGGCGGCCAAACTGTGACACCGAGAGGAACCGAGAGATGGCAAAGTTCGCCCTGAAACTGGACGACGATTCGTGGGTGCTCGACCTGGGGACCATGAGGATCTCCGAGGCCGAGCAGTGCGAGTCGCTGACCGGCTGGGACGTGGAGAAGTGGCGGGATGCACTGATCGAGAACCGCGCGCGCGCCGTGAAGTTCGCAGTATGGCTGGCCCGCACCCGCGCCGGGGAGACCGTGCCGTGGAAGGATCTCGACTTCGACCTGGCCGCGCTCGACTGGGTGCTGCTCGACGACGACGGCAACGAGTTACCACCGCCGGACCTCGGGGTGACCGAGGAGGACGCCGACGCGGTCCCTACTGGGCCGCCGGCGGACGGGGATCTGCCCGGCGTGGAATAGCGCACGAGGTGCGGTCCTACGGGCCGCTGCTGATGCACGTGTACGGAGTCGACGAGGACACCGTGCTCAACGAATGGACGCTGGGGCGTTTTCGCGCCTACCGCGACTTCGCCCTGGAACTGTTGAAGAACCGACGAGGAGGTCTGTGACGCATGGCCAATGCCAGCCTGTTCATGGACATCATCGCCCGCGACTCCGCGTCGGCCGTGTTCAACAAGATCGGCAACTCCGCGGGCACCATGACCAAGGGCATGGACAAGGCCGCCAAGTCGCATTCGGCGTTCGGCCGGGCCGTCAAGTACGCGTTCGGCATGGTGTCGATGTACTCCATCGGCCGGTTCATCGGCCAGAGCGTCAAGGAGTACGCGGCCGCGGAACTGGCGCAGAACAAGCTGGAGAGCGCCTACAAGCGGTTCCCGAAACTGGCGTCCACCAACATCCAGTCGCTGCGCGACCTGAACACCGCGATGATGCAGAAGACGCGGTTCGACGACGACGCGGCCGCGGCGATGCAGGCGAACCTGGCCCGGTTCGACCTGACCGGAAAGCAGATACTGAAACTCACCCCGCTGGTGATGGACCTGGCCGAGGCCACCGGGACGGATCTGGTCACCGCCGGCGGTCAACTGGGCAAGGCGTTCCTCGGCAACACCCGCGCACTGAAGCAGCTCGGCATCGACTACGAGATGACCGGGAAGCGGGCCAAGGACACCGCCAACATCATCGACCTCGTCAACAAGAAGGTCGGCGGGGAGGCCACGCGGGCGGGTAAGACGACCGCCGTCCAACTGGAGATCCTGAAGAACCAGTACGGGGAACTCAAGGAGTCGGTGGGCCAGGCGCTGATCCCGGCATTCTCCAAACTGGTGGACGTGGCCGGGCCCGCCATCAAGGGCCTCGGCGACGCGATCGACGAGAACATGCCGCAGATCGAGCAGACGTTCAACGACGTGTGGAAGGCGGCCAGCAAGTTCGGCGGTGCGCTGAAAGGCATCTGGGACGGTTTCTCATCGATGCCCGACGGGGTGCGCAACGTGCTTCTGGCGCTGGCCGGCGG